AGAAGTTGGGAGTAACGCAGGCGCATGTGGAGAAGTTTCTGGACTGGGATAAGAACCTGCAGCAGATGGCGAAGATACCGCACACCTGCACGGATCGGGAGCTGCTGATTCACTGCTTGGCAGCCAAAGCTATTGTGGACAAGTACCGCGCCACTGCAGCGCCTGTGAAGGACTTCTGGGAGTTTCTATCAGGGCGCATCCAGCGCAGTCTTATCGACGGTGTCGAGTACAACCACAAAGACGTTCTGCTATTTCGCAAAGAAGAGATTGTGCTGGTGAGCGGCATGTCGTTGAAGTACCCCAACCTACGCGCCGAGAAAGAAGTTGACGAAGAGACTGGCAAGGCCACCGGCAACATGCAGTATGTCTACGACATCGGGCCAAGGAAGGAGAAACTTTACGGCGGCCGCTTGGCAAATCACGTTACCCAGAGTACTGCACGCGTTGTTATGACAGACGCTATGCTGCGGGTACAGAAGCGCTACCCGGTTGTTGGTACGGTTCATGACGAGCTTTTGGCGGTAGTCCCCGAGGAAGAAGCCGAAGAAGCCACCAAGTGGGTGTACGAGCAGATGGTGGTCGAGCCCAAGTGGCTACCGGGTATACCCCTAGACGCAGATGTTGGGTACAACAGACGTTATGGCCTTGCCAAATCATGAACACGGAACAGCCCATACAGGCGGCGTACATCACGGCGCCACACAACGGCAGGCTGATAATAGTTGACGAGGAGTTAGGGGATGAGGAGTACGGTGGCGGCTGCGCGGCGGCTTTCGCGCACATACATGAAACGCCACTTTCGGATGCAGTTGTACGCCGCGAGAAGCAGGCTGTTCTTAGCAGAGCGCTACGAGAACAGAAGAAAGCAACGGAGTACGCACGCAGCATCACCCTACGCGCCGTGGATAAAGAAAAGAGGGCCGCATTTAAGCGTGCATTTAGTGACTGGCTGCCTAGCGTGCTGCACGAAGGGGTTACTCCAGACACGCCTGTGTCGCTTACGTACGCGGCGGAGTGGCTGGGTGTTGAAGCTGGCAGCTTATCTGTATGTCTGTATAGGGCGGGCGTGAAGCCCATAGTTCCCGGCATGGGGTGGAATACGGAGTACCGAACTGACGCCTTCATGGAGTATTATTTTAAGAGTTACGTGCACAAAGGGGCAGAAACCAGTGTACAATGTCCATAAATTGACAAAGGAGAAACAAATGAAACTGCCAAAGAAATTCAAGGTCGGTAGGAAGAAGTATCAGGTTGACATCTGGCCAACCATAGTGACACCACCAGCAAATGGGCGCATCTTCTTTGATGCCGGCGTGATCCTGCTAGCTACCCACAGCGCCTACACCGGCAAACCCCTATCAGCGGGAGAGCGCGACACAGCGTTCTGGCACGAGACAGTACACGCCATACTGCACGACATGGGGAGCCGCAAGAACCACGATGAGGCGTTCGTACAGGGCATGGCCCGGCGCTTGGAGCAGATCGTTCGGACTGCGGAGTTTTAGATGGCATCTGCAAAGCCCCTTAAGTGGACTCCCCCCGCGCAAGCGCCCGTTAAAAACGCTATGTGGCCTGTGTGGCGCGATTTGCTTCGTATGCAGGAGTACGGAGAGGCTACCGAAGAAAAAGGCAAAGGGCTACCTACACTGTACAGTGCTAGGGCGCATAAAGACGGCACGTGGTTTCGTGAAAGCTCATACGATGCAGAGGAGCTGGCACAAAAGATACAGCGTTTTTTTGAGACAGGTGAGGCACGAGAACTTAACGCGGCTGAGCGTAACGAGTGCCGCTTTATTGTTGCTAGTAGAGGAGGCAAAAATGGAACCGCATAAAGTAACTTGGAGCCACTCGGGTCTAAAAGACTTCGAGAACTGCGCGAGGAAGTACTACGAAGTCAAGGTACTCAAGAAGTACCCGCGCGAAGAGACAGAGCAGACACGCTACGGGACTCAGCTGCACGAGCAGGCTGAACTCTTTATTCGGGATGGGCGCCCACTGGATGCAGCCTTCGGCTTCCTCCTGCCGGTATTGCAGAAGCTCCAAAAAATGGAGGGGAGAAAATTCCCTGAACTGGAGATGGCGCTGACCCATGACCTACGTGTGTGCGACTTCAAAGCGCCTGACTACTGGGTGCGGGGGATTGCGGACTTGGTGATCGTGGATGATGAGAACCTCACAGCCAGAATATGGGATTACAAATCTGGTTCTGATAAGTATCCTGACACAGACCAGCTGACTTTGATGTCGTTAATGGTGTTCAAACATTTTCCGCATGTGCGATCCGTATCCTCTGGCTTGTTATTTGTACTTCGGGGGACGGTAGTTAAACATCGCGTCTCGCGCGAGCAAGAAGATGCCTTGTGGTTCCGCTATCGTGAGCGTATTATTCGTATCGCAATGGCGCATGCTACCGGGGTTTGGAATCCGACGCAAAGTGGTCTGTGCAAGAAGTACTGCCCCTGCGTTGAGTGTAGTTTTAATGGAAGGAACTGAAAATGCCTAAATCAAGCAAGGCCAAGCTGGCCTATCAAAAAGCGTACAACGCAAAGCCCGAAGAGCTGGCCAAGCGTATCAAGAACAACCAAGCCCGCGCCGAAGCGATGAAGAATGGGCTGGTGCACAAGGGGGATGGCCTCGAAGTGGACCACAAGAAAATGCTCGATGCAGGCGGCACCAATGCCGACGGCAACCTGCGCGTGATCCCCGCGAAGAAGAATCGGGGCTGGCGCAAGACGAAGGGGTCGATGTATGGAGACTGAAACTGTTACCCCTGCAACAGCAGACGGCCTATGGGCCGAGAAGTTTGGCACTGGATGGGTACCTCTTGCCGAGGTGTCTGAAGACATTACGTGGCGCCAGATTCTCCATACCTTGATTCACGATGGCAAAGTGGAGCGCCATGAAGTGGCTGCCGGGCCGGTGTATCGGTTGAAGCCAGACTAGACCCCCATGAAAATCATCGACAACAGGGCAGTGCTGCTCAGAACTCGCACTCCCGAAAAATTCTCAATCATTCCTAAGCACAAGAAGCGCAGTGTCCCGGGAGGCGCCGAAGTGCTGGTCAACTGGGGCCTGCATGAGACCAAGCTGATGCGCAACATGGGGTACGACATCCCCTCCCCAATCACAGGGCGCTACAGCTGGCCGGGGCGCTACAAACCAATGGCGCATCAGATCGAAACCGCTGCATTCAGTACGCTGAACAGGCGCATGTTTATTTTTGATGAAGCCGGGACCGGGAAGACCCTCAGTACTTTGTGGGCTGCCGATTATCTGATGGAGAAGAAGTTGGTGAGGCGCTGCCTTATCATTTGCCCAATGTCTATTATGCAGAGCGCATGGATGGGGGACCTGAACAAGTCGATCTTGCACCGCAGCGCTATCGTCGCACATCACGCGCAAGCCAGTAGACGTATTGAAATGATCCAGAGCGACTACGAGTTCGTCATCATCAACTACGACGGACTGCCGCTGGTGGCAGAGGAGATAAAGAAAGACGGCCGGTTCGATCTGATTATTGCTGACGAGTGTAGCGCGTATAGTGTGGCAACCACAAGGCGCTGGAAGGCGCTGCACAAGATACTCACGCCAGACACTATGCTCTGGATGATGACCGGCACACCTGCTGCGCAGTCTCCGCTGCAAGCCTACGGACTTGCCAAACTCGTTAACCCCAATGCGGTACCGAACTACTTCACAGCGTGGCGCGACAAGGTGATGTACAAGCTGACCATGTTCAAGTGGGTCCCCAAGACTGGCGCCAAGGACGAAGTGTTCCGCGTGCTGCAGCCGGCGATACGGCATCTGAAATCCGAGTGCTTGGACTTGCCCCCGGTAATGACGCTGGTGCGCGAGGTGCCGATGACCCCGCAGCAGAACAAGTACTACAAACTTATCAAGGAGCAGATGCTAGCGCAGGCGGCAGGCGAGACTATCAGTGCAGTAAACAAGGCAGCGGTGGTGTCGAAGCTGTTACAGATCAGCGCAGCGGCAGCCCTGACCGATACCAAGGAAGTGATCGAGTTCGACGCCACGCCCCGGCTGAATGTCCTGCTTGAGATTCTTGAAGAGACTGACCGCAAGGTAATTATCTTCGCGCTGTTCCGCGCCAGTATTGAAGTGATCCAGAACTTCTTGGTGTCCAAAGGTGTTGCGTCTGAAGTCATTCATGGTGGCGTAACAGCAACGCATCGCGGGGACATCATCAACCGCTTCCAGAACACGCCAGAGCCAAGGGTACTGGTGATGCAGCCGCAAGCCACAGCGCACGGGATTACGTTGACAGCCGCCGATACCGTTGTGTTCTTCGGGCCACTGATGAGCGTAGAGCAGTACATACAGGGAATTGCCCGCGCTGACCGTAAGGGGCAGAACGCCGACAAGGTTACAGTGTTCCAGATTCAAAGCAGCCCTATCGAGAAGAAGATGTTCGACGCGATGAATTTGAAAGTGGATGACCACGCGGTGTTGACTAGGATGTTCGATGAGGAGATGGGGGAGGGTATGAAAAAATAAATTTCAAAAACCTATTGACAAGCAAAATTGAAAGTCCATAATCGGACACTCGCAACAAAGGAGAAACAAATGACCGAAGAAACAGTTCCCCTTGATCGACTAGCAAAAGTCTACATCAAGATCAGGGACAAGATAGCAGATATGACGAAGGATTATGAGTCCCAAGTCGAAGCGCTCAAGGCTCAGCAGACCACCATTGCTGACAGCATCAAGGAGCAGTTGCGCGCAGCCAACGCCCTGTCTGCAAAGACCGAGTACGGCACCGTGTCGCTAGTTACCAAAATACGCTATGAGGCAATGGATCGTGATGCGTTCAAGGCATTCGTTCTGGAGCACCAAGCTATCGACCTTCTGGAGCTGCGTATCGCCCAAGTCAACATGGGCAAGTTTCTGGAAGCCAACCCGGGCGTCGTGCCCAGCGGCCTTAACACCCGCAGTGAAATTACCGTATCAGTTCGTAAACCAACCGCCAAGTAAGGAAAATCATGGCAACAGCAATCCAAGTCTTTAATCCCAACGCCGTCGCGCGTCCGTCGTACGCAGTCAAAGGCGAACTCTCTGCAATCGCCAAGGCCCTCGCTGGCTCCGGTGGTGGCGGCAAGCGCATCTCCATCAAGAACGGTGTGTTCCGTCTGCTCGACGGTGGCAAGGAAATCACAAGCATTGACGAGCGCTATCTGGACCTCGTCATCTGCAACGCATCGCCCAAGGTGTCGCGTACTTTCTACGCAGGCAAGTTCAAGGACGGTGAGAGCTCTCCGCCCGCATGCTGGAGCGCTGATGGCGATCTGCCGGATAAGTCAATCAAGGCACCACAGGCACCGTCCTGCGCAACCTGCCCGCAGAACATCAAGGGTTCAGGCAATGGTGAGTCTCGCGCGTGCCGCTACTCGCAGCGCCTCGCAGTTCTGTTGGCCAATGACATCGACGGCGACGTACTGCAGTTCACGATCC